TTTGCTGCGCTCAGCGTCGCGCTGATCGTCAAACGAATCATTCAGCAGTTTCTCTTCTTGTCGATAGCGGCGGTTGATTTCACGCATACGCTGGTCAGACTCGCGCTCAATCACGGCAATGCGCTGATCCTTGGCGCGCTCAATCGCCTCAACCTGGCGCTGCTCACCATCACGAACCGCCTGGATCTGGCGTTCGGCGCCAGTTTTAATTGTAGTCACTTTGCGGGCGTCGGCCTGCTCAAGAATCCGTAGCTGATCAGCAATCGACGTTTTTAGTTTCGCAGTCCCACCAGCAACAGCAGTTGCCGTTGCATTGCTGGCAGCGCTAGTTGAATTACCAATCGCAATGGCTGTCTTTGCAAGCCCCTTTCCCACGTCTTCAATCGTGGCGCCGCTCATTTCGGCTGCCGTCTTTAGCTTGCTCAGCTGCTCAACGCTGACGCCGGTGCGGATCGACATATCCCGCAGGCTGTCAGCGGTGTCGATTGCGTTCTTAGCTAATGCCATCAGGCCGGCACCAGCGGCAAGTGACGCCATTGAACCCAGCGCACCGCTCAAGCCTCTCAAGCCGCCTGACACCCTGCCAGCAGTGCTGCTCAGGCCGCCAATGGCACGGCCCAAGGCGTTGATCTTACCCTCGCCCTCAACGTCTGCCTTAATTTTCAGCAGCGCCTGCATCTGTGCCATTACTTCGCCTCCTTATTGATCAGGTAGCGTGCGTGCAGTTCCATAATCTGCAGGTCTTCCATCACGCGGGCCAGATCCTCGGTGATCTGATACAGGCTAGCCATCTGCAACACCACGCCATAGTCCAGCCCGATCACACCACTGGCACCGCAGCGCCATTGCGTCATGCAGCGCAGGAACAGGCTCAGCACCTCCATGTGCTCAGGCCAGATGTGGTAGACCTTCGGCGCCAGGATTGCCTCTGGCAAGGTCATGCCAAATGCTGCCGCATCAGCAAGCAGCTCTTTATTGGCGCTGCTGCCATGAAGCAGATGCTCCACAGCGCCGGTTAGTTTTTTGCTTTGGCCTTCTCTGCGCTTTCGATGTAGGTGGTAACCAGCACGTCAGCGACTGTTGAGATCTCCAGCAGCTGCGCCTTGCTGTCTTCTGAGTAAGGGATCTGCGTGGTGTTGTCTGGCTCAAAAATGCCAGTCCAGCCGATCAGAATTTCGCTGGCGATTGCCCTGGTAGGCAGCTCGTTGATCACCTCATCGCGGGCCGCATAGCTCTTGATGCGCTGATAGTCAAGCGCGATCTCGTCCATGCGGCTCTGTGGCAGCCGCTTAAAGACTGCCTCAAAGGTGTGGGTGCGGTAGCGGCCGCCGTCTTGGGTTTCCCTGATTGTAATCGGCCAGGAAAAGCTAGGCGTTTGCTCGAGGATGAAGCCCATGGATCAAGTGCAAGTAAGGGTGAACTCATCGTTGCCTGCAGCGGTTGGCTGAGGCATGAACGGCAGCTTCAGCATAATGACGCCGGCGTCTTCATCGTATTCTGGGGAGCCCAAATTGCAAGTTGGCGCGGTGAACGTGATGATGTTTCCCGCAGTGGTGCCGTGGACCCAGCTGAACTGGCCTGCGGTCTGGGTGCTGGCAGAGCTGAAGTAGTTCTTCTGCGCGATCGTAGGCGCCTCGATTGTGACCTCGCCCTCGGGCTTGCGGTCGGTGATCATCACCTGCTGGGTGCAGCCGGCCAGCTGACGGAATGGTGTCTCGTTGGCTAGGTCCAGGCTGAAGGCGCTCAGGCAAGCGGCGTAGCCATGCACCTGCAGGGTGGCGGTGTTGGCGCTGTTGACAATCACCGGATCGGCCTGGTTGCTGAACGTCGGTGCAGGCTGCGTCTCGTCGGTTGGTGCGTTGAAGATGCCGGTGAAAGAATAGCTGATCTTAGGGATCTCTTCAGTTTCCAAGGCCATGCTCCAGGTGCCACGGCAGCCGGTGACTTTGTGGCGCACGCCATCGGCGAAGAAGTAGAGCGTGACGCCCTTAAAGTTGGCGCTGACTGGGGAGTAGGTGACGCTGGTAGAGGCCACAATGGTTTCAGCAAACCCGCAGGCCTGCATCAATGCCGACCACTTGGGCGCTGTGCCTGCTGTGCCAGATCCGGCAATCTCAACATCGAAGGAGACGCTGACTAGGCGCTGGCCAACCACCATCTCAGTGTTGCCGAGATAGCCCAGGATCAGCTCGCGGTCCTTCAGCTCCAGCTGCAAAGGCTGCACCTCAAGGGCTGACACCAGCACGGCATCAGTTGCTGCGGGCGTAGGATCGGTCCCGTAGGTGCTTTCAATCTTTGCCAGCAGTAAGCGCTTACGACTCAGTGCCATTGGTGCTCTCGGGGATAGGCAGGTCTGCTGGCGTTTCTTCGATCAGTACCCATTGGTTGTTCTTTGCATCCAATAGGTATGAGCCACCTTCTGATGGGAGAGGGGGTAGTTCCGTCGCCACAATCGCCAGGTGTTAACGCCATTGACAGCCTAGGGAGGGCCTCTAGGTGGTCAGATCAGTGACGCTAGAGCGATAGCGGACGTTGTAGGTGCAGACGGTCCAGAGTGCGGGCTGATCGGCCTTCTCCATCTGCGGGTCAACTGTGCCGGGAAATATGTCCATCGCCAGGCCGCCAAGGGTGCGATCGGCCATGAGCTTGCTGTGCAGGCTGATGATGATCGGATCAGCCAGCTGATCGGGAATGGCGCCACGGGTGTAGACCGCGATCAGCACCGGCAGTTGCCAGTCGATCTTGCAGTTACTCACCAGCTTTTCAGATGCTGAATCAGTGCCTGGCTCAATCACTAAAGCTGGCGCTTCATTGCGGGCGAATGCTTCCACCCTGCTGCGATAGATGCGAGTGCCTACGTCGGCGGTGCCTTCAAGGGTCGTGGCGATGGCTGCCAGAATTTGCTCGCGTTTGCTGGTCATGGCTGCAACTGATAAACGCCGGCTAGGTGGTATTGATTCATCAGGCTTGTCAGTTCAACAGCGTGGGCCACATCCAACGGGATCTGAGACAGCAGCAGCCAAATAGCACCCTGCATTGCTGGCCGGTTTTCGCGGGATGCCATGGCGTCCTGGATCGTGCTCACAAATACCGCCATTGCAAAGGCTGAATCAGCGGTTTTTGGCTGAATGATTACTGCCGCGTAGATGTTGCTGGCCAGCAATGCACTATAAAACCCAACATAATCAGGCGGTGCCTTTGTGGCTGCCTCGCCAAAATATGCGGCGGCGGCGGCTTCTATCTCGGCTGTCGTTGCAGTCGCGGGCAGGATCGCTGGCGGTCGGTTGCGGTCCAGATCATCGGTAAAAATAATTTGCGTTGCAGTATAGCTGATCATGGCAAAGCGCTTATTTGCATTGCAATAAGTGTGCCCTTCGATGCGTTAGTGTTAGCGCTTACAACTGTTGGCGTGACTGCTGTAAGATCGGGCCAGGTTCCGAACGTTTGCGCCACGGTTCTCAGCACCAAGGAGTTAGTCGCAGTGCCAAGGGCATCAGCCAATGCTGGGCCGCCTAAGATGTTGCTCATGTGAGTTGCAAGCGCTGATGGTGCCAGCATTACTGGCGTACCGTTTGAGTTAATCGCCATCCAGTAAATCTGGCCGGCAACAATTGTGAATGCCGTTACTGATGCGTTTACGGTTGTGGCCGTTGCTCCTGATAAATTGCCAGTTGCGCCAAGCGGAAGGCCAGTAACTTTATTGTTGGAATCTGAGCCATATATGGCTAGCTGCACATTGCTTCCCGCTGCAACCGTTGTAACCCTTGCGCCTAGGTTATCTACTGTTGCAGTCCGTCTAAAAATAAACGGATAAAGGGCAATCGTGCTAGCAGTTAGCGCGCTGCCAGCAACTGCGCCGCCGTCAAATGGGTTGACCCAATTGCCGACTGCGTAGACGCTGTTACTAACACCTAGCGTTGCACGCGCTGCCGCTGCATCAGTCTGGGTCAGTAGCGACCGCCCGAATGTTGCAGTGGCTAGCCCTGCAATCGCCGTAAGATCAGAATCCAACGGCTGATATGTTGTCGCCGCAGTGGCCGCCGCAAGTGCTCCTGTAATCCGGCTGTCATCGCCAGCCGCTACGGTGCCGGCTGACGTGCCAACGCTCAACACTGCAGCGCCGCCTAGTCCCAGCGTGGTTCGTTGTGCGGCGGCGTCTGCATCGTCAAGCAGAGCCTTGCCTGCTGCCGTGATGTCGCCGCCGAGCTTGGCGGTGCTTACCGCTCCGTTGTCAATCGTCCACGTCGCGCCGCTGGCCGATACCGTGATGTCGCCCTTGTCGCCGTCGCTGATCCCACCACCCGGCAGGTTGGTGAGCTGTGAACCATCAACAGCAGGAAGGCGGCCGCTGCCGTCCAGCCTGACCAGATCGCCTGCTGCTGTGCCTTGGTTCAGTGCTGCCGCAGTGCCGAGCGTTGGCTTGCCGCTCAGGTCGGCGTAAGCGCCGGTGGTGGCCACCGTGGACAAACCAGTGATCGTGCCGGCCGCCTGCGTGCCGGTGTGGTTTGCCCTCGCCAGCAGGGTGGCATCAGGGCTGTTGACGGTGGCGCCTGTAGCTAAGCCATCAAGCTTGGTTTTATCTGCTGCGCTCTCCAGCCCCGCGTCCGTGGTCGTTGCGACTGGCAGCACTACATCCGCGCCTGTGCTGCTGGCCAGGGTCCGCGTTGCAGCGGTAAAAGTCAAGTCGGTGCCGGGTGCCGTTGCGCTGATCTCTCCTGTCGTCGTGCGTCGCTGGTTGCCGCTCTGCACCACATAGACCATCTCCGCGCCAGTTAGGGCGGCGGCGGCGGTCAGTTGTGAGAGCTTTTGATCAGCCATTACGCCTCTAAGAGCAAGAAGCTGGAATCCTCCAGCAGAAAATAAAATCCATCCTCAAGCAGCAGTTTACTGAGCGCTGCCGTCACCTTCGTCA